TTCCGATGCCGTATGGATATGGCATTTTTGACAACATCGGACGCTATGGCGCTGAACTTGTTGCAGGAGTGAAGTCGCCAGAAAAGGTTGCGATAGATTTTCTATCGTCGGTAGATCATCACTTCAATCCGATGTCCCTGCATGCCTCTAAAGATGAAGCTGGTTTCATTGATGCAGCCCTACAGAAGGGAATCGGCTTTACGCCTGACATCATGGAGCATTTCTTTGAACAGCTTGCCAACATCAATTTCTTTGGCTCTGACATCAAGATCCCACAAAACAGCTTCGTTGTTGAATCACCTGCCTCTGAGCCCACGAAGAGACGCACCAGTGAACACATTACTGCAGTGACTCGATGGGTCAACAGTCTTACAGGCGGTACTTCCAACGTGCCTGGTGCAGTGTCTATGAACCCGGAGCAGGTACAGCACCTGATCGAGTTCTTGCTCGGTGGTGTAGGTCGATTCTTCGATGACTCAGCAGATACGATAGGCAAGCTGATCTCGGAAGACCCGGATTTAAGGAGTACAGATCTACCGGTACTCAGAACATTCTTGCCGTTGCCTAGCGAATATTCAGATCGAATGGATTACTACGCTAATCGCACAAAGGTTCGCCAGTACGCAGAAGATTACAAGGCGGCAGAATCGCGGCAGGATCAACTAGCCGTCAACAAACGAGCAGGGTTTAACGTATCGGAATTCAGGTTGTTCGATAGGCGAATTGAGAAAGATCTCCGCAAAATTTTTGACCGCAAAAAACAACTTGAGTCGAGCAATGTCGATCCTGTGATGCGGATCGAGGAGATGCAAAAACTATCAGAGGCAGAGGAGCTGCTGTTCGATAAGTTCAACAAGCGATTCAGAGAAGCAACGAAATGACTCGCAAGAAACTAGAGGAAAGGAGTCGATATGAAGATTTTGACTTGGACCATGATGGCACTGTCAGTGATGTGGAAATCGACCGTGGAAATCGCCTACTTGACCTGGAACTCGCTGAGGAGAAGAGCCACGCGCAGCGGCGAATGGCTACGTGTGCGATTGTCGCGATTGTGGCGTTTACTGCAGCAATTGTATCGCCGTTGGTGAGCGATTCTCGCGTGAACGCTCTGAGTGATCTCATGGGGCTGTTCTACATTAGTATGGCAGGGATAGTAGGAGCCTACATGGGCGTCTCAGCGTGGATGTCGAAGCGCTGATAATGGCTTTTGCCCTGATCGTAGTGGTCGATGGGCAGAGACTAGAAGACACCTGGTTGTTTAAAGACATTACTCGCTGCCAATATTTTGCAGACCGGATTGAAAAAAAAGAGCTGAGGATCACAGCTTACTGTTTACCTAACTGGACACCGCAAGGAAGCAAATTCAATGACTGAATTATGTTTGGATTTGGAACCGAAATCGTTGTCATCAAGGGCGTCCTCGACAGCTTGTCGGCGCTCAATTCTGCCTTCGCAACCATAAAAGAATCTGGCGGGAATGCTGGTAGCCTCGTTGGATTGCTCACTCGGTATGCTTCAGTAGAGGAAGAGATTAGGCGAGTCGAGGAGGAAAAGGCGGGTGTTCTGAGTGTAGCCGATGCTGCCCGTCTCCAGATTGCCAGAAGACAATCAGAGACATTCGCAAAAAACCTAAAGAATGCCCTGCTCGTCTCAGGACAGGCGGATCAGTGGAACCAAATATGCCAACGCATAGAGGATTCGAAAGAGGCGCATCGCAAGCGCGTAGAAATGCTGAAGCGAAAAAGAGCGCGACGGAGAAAGGCAATCCGAGAAGCGTGCCTCATTGTAGGCTCGGGTATCACCATGATGTTTCTTGCCATTGGGCTCGTGTGGCTTGGCGTCACAATATATAAGGAGTAAGAATGAGTAGCAGAGATCCACGTCTAGAACGTGCAGGGGTCACCGGCTACAACAAACCGAAACGCACTCCCAATCATCCGACAAAGTCACATGTCGTAGTGGCAAAGGTCGGAGACGAGATCAAGACCATTCGGTTCGGTCAACAAGGGGTGAAGGGTGCTGGCAAAAACCCAAAGACCGCGAAAGAGAAAGCGAGAAAACGCTCATACTACGCTCGGCATAATGCCCAAGATCCTAATCCTTCAAAGCTTTCGGCACGCTATTGGTCACATAAAGTGAAGTGGTCATAGCAATCTAGAGGATCACAACCTTGCATTCTAAATTTGCAATGTATAACAATGACTTACAATCATTTAATGCAAATCGACATCTTTAGAAAAAGTATGCTGGGTTGTCTAACAGTTTGATATTACTAAATGTATTAAAGGAGCTTACGACCTTGCCAAGGTCGGGGTCGCGAGTTCGAATCTCGTTTCCCGCTCCAAATCCTTTTAAATCAACAACTTAACTTTCTGCGGTTTGCAACCAATTGGTTGAGATCACTACCTTGTTAAGATACCTCGATCACTACCTAACGCCTTTTTTCCAAGGTCGTGAACCAAAATGGTTTTTAAGGTCGTGATCCTTGATCAAAAACAGTTCTAAAGTTGTGATCCTTCCTCTAGCAAATTAGTTATGTTGTTCGCTGCTTCCCGGCGCTCTGGACTGGTCACATGTGCGTACCGGTCCATCGACTTAGGGCTTTCCCATCCCCCTAATTGTTGCAGCACCCTATCGTCCGTTCCGGCACGTTTGTGCCAAGTAGCAAACGTATGTCGCAGAGAGTGGAACCGCATGCCGGGTGGTAACCCAGCTCGCTTTCTCGCAGCTCTCCAACTTCTACTCGTCACTTGCGCCAAAGGCTTACCGAGGCTTTTCTTTTGACCCGTCGTTTGAGCGAATAAATGCTCAACCGGGGGCAACCATGAAAATTTTTCTTCAAGTTCCCGGATGCCTTTCAACCGACGAGTGACAATTTCTTTCGACTCATCGACTAAAGGCACCTCGTTCAACTTGTCGTTTTTGCCCGCCCAGCCAGGAATTAAAACGTATTCCAAATTCCTGTCTATCCAGTCCAGCCGCATCAGATTGACGTTGCTTTTTCTCAGTCCGTGTAGAAGTGCAAATAGTGCAATGTCTCGTCTAAGGGGGTCCAATTGAGCTTCGAGCGCCTTCCACGCCCACGGCTCATAAAACTCAACCCTCGGAGTCTCCTTCAACAACTTCACTTTCGGTACGTACTCCACGCAGTGCAGCACATCTCGACCATAGTGCATCACTGCACGGTAGTAGGTGACATAGGTGTTGAAGGTCGCATTCGCAATATCCTTCTTTCTCACGTTCCGGAAAAATCGATTGACATCTGTCTCGTCGATCTCATGCACCCAGCGATGACCAAAATCATCGCAGAGCTGCTTCACCCGGATTTTTGCTACGTGACTCTTCTTTCTCCCATATTTTTCTGATGGCTGACTGAGGTAATCCTCTGCCAGGTCAGAAAATCTCATTTCGTTTTTTCTCATATAAGATCTCCGTGATAACTGTCACAGAAACCCAGCTCTGTAACTTTAAATAAATGCGGTAGTGAACTCAATTGGGCGCATGTCAAACATTTATGGGGACGCCACTTCATTGAATCTATTTCTCAGGAGCCAGGGTTAAGGAACCTGGCGACCCTGACGCTACCGCTCGCCTGAGCCAAATATCCCCAAATACGAGTCCCCGTTTTGACGCTTACGGTGGGGTGACCGCGTGCGAATGCCGCATTCGGGAGCGACATTGGCGATGTATCGGGTTCGGAGCAGCAACAGGTGTGACCGATACACCAGCGTCAGGATCAGTGTGTTTCGATAGCGACCTCGTCTGTCGTCTCGACGAGATCATGCAGACCCTCAGTCTGGCTCGGCGCTGGCAACAACTTCTTCGTTTGCCGCCCTAGATGATCACTTCCGATTTGAGCAAGCCGTATCAGGCTGCTGAGCATCTGGATAGCACCATCGCCCTGCTGGATCGTGCTTAGGTTATTAATGATGTCTTGGCTGAGATCCTCGACGTAATAGGTATTGCCCTCGATAGTAATTGTCTGACGTTCAGTCATTTCTTCCTCGCATCGTCTCGTATTAATTGGTAAGACCGTGGACCTTCAATATTGAACCGCCCTTGGGGAACTCTTCTTTTTGGTGCTGGGTCTCCGCGACCACACACTTCACAGAACGGCTCGGTGTCGACGTACTGTTCTTTTATATCGACTAAGGTCAGCTCAACGTCTCGTTCGAGCTGCAGCACAGAATCGGCTCCGACCTCGCGCATCACCGCCTCGACCACTCCACTGTCGGTCTCGATATTGACGACCGCTGACCGCGTTTTATTCGTGGAGTAAAAACGTCTGAACCAGATCCTATGATCGAAGGTATTTTCCAGATCGTCACCGTCGAGGTCATAGCCCCCGTATAGGACTTGTCCTGCTGACCGCGTGATTCGTAGTCCCAAAAATTACCCCCTAGAACGGTATGTCATCATCAATCTGTGACTGTTTTGGAGAGTCCCACTTTTTCTCCTCGTTCGGCTTTTGCCATAGGCGGATACCCATCTGCTCTTTTCCGCCCTTTGACTTTCCCTCAGTAATGTAAATCTTAAAATCGGTTTCCTGCCCATCGATTTCGACCAACAGATCCCCGGACCACTGGCTAATTAATTCAGCTTTTCCGGCGCGGTCCTTTTCGTTGTACCAACTGTATTCTGATAGGCGCTCGTGATCTTTCTTCTTGTCCTCTTTGGAAGTACGCCAGACTTTTCCGGTGTTGGGCTTTTGCTGGTATTCGCTCATTGCTGCTCCTTATTGCGTTTGATAGAAATCTGTCTTCGATTATTTTTGCGCCTAAAATTTTCCATTGACTCACCGGACGCCAGGATGGCTTCCTCGCCACCGAGGTGTTCAGCCACCTGTTTCCAGTCGATAGGCGGTGTCTTTTCGACGACCTCTACGGTCCAGTGATTGTTGGTAATCGTGCGGTTGTAGCGATCTGCTAAGATGTTTTTCAGCTTGTCGCAGTCTTTCTTGAGCGCGGCAATTTCGTCTGTGGTATCGGCAATACCGTTTTCCAAAAAACTGATCCGACGCTGCGCTGTGTCGAGCGCGTCTAGGTCGTCATCGTTGTTAACGAATTTCGGGTCTGGTCTTAGCGGTGCAATGTGAGCTGCGCGGAGTTCTGCATCCTGAAACTCGTTTTGGATGTGGTTGTGCCAAGCATGGAACAGGTCGATTCTGCGTATCGATTTCACCTGGGGATTAGGCAAAAACTTTCCTGAGACCTCTTCTTCGAGCCAACCGGATTGACGCTCGACACGATCTATATGGAAATTGTCAGGCGAGATGTAACACAGGAAGTCCATCCATTCGAGGTCAAACACTTCCATAACGCCTCGTATCTGCCACAAGTACATGCGCTTGTTTTCGTCGAAGACCGAATAGGTCTTGTCGGTGTTGTGTGGACCTTTAACTTCTATACCGCCAATTAAAGTGACGAGCCCGTCAGGCGAACCACGATAAAAGGAATAATCAGGATGGGCTACAGATCCGGTGGTCTCTACCACTAAGCCCGTAAGTTTTTCGTAAAACGCAATAGCTTCGTATTCCACACTGCGTCCGTGTTTCACGGCGGCAGTTTCGACGAATTCGCTTGGAACATTTTCGTCGGTTAGCGTGTTAGCAAGTGCCCGGACCTGCTCTCGAACTGCCTGTTTTGGCGTCTGGTACGGGTGTACTCGCTCCCAGACAGCACAGTTAGAGCAGTTGATCGATTGCGCTCGAACCGCATGCCATTCATCAGAGCCTTGAACGTGGGCGCTCATCCTTTCGCCTCTTCGAAATCGATGAGGTATTGAGCATGGATTGCTTTCAAGTCCGCTTCGGTGTCTGTCCGCTGGAGCGCTGCAAGGTGTTTCTTAAATTTGCTCCACTTACCAGCTGCTGCTTGCTTAGTCTTCGCCTGAAGCATTTCTTCGCGGTGCCGCTCGTAAATGGACATCAGGGATTCGTCAACCGGATCCACGGGATCTGGATCCACCGCGTCCAATTCTTCCGCTGGGATTTCGCTCCACATGTGCTGGAACAAACCAAACTCAGCCATCGCTTTGACGCGGCAACGCTGCTTCGCGGTATTAATTTGGTTGGAGTCTGGGTTGACCTGAGCCTTGCCGGTCTTTTGGTAAACCGGAAGGGTGGTGACGTGTGAGTGTTCACCAATGGTAATTTGGCAGCGCACCTCAGCGGTGCCGTCTGGAAAAAAATGGGCTGATCGCCCTTTCTCATCGAGCAGGAATTCCCAAGTGTATTCGGGGAAGTGCTTCATCATGGTGGCATGAGCTGCCATCCATTTGACGTAAGTGATCCCTCCGAATTTCTCGGTCGCTATCTTGTCGTCTGACAGCTTTGAGAGTGTTTCCCAGATTTGGGATCGGGTGACATCCATTGACAGAACTCCATGTTGTCTGCCAAGCGTATCACCCGTTAGATGCTTTATGCAATCATTTAATGCTTTTTAGCATCTATTTATTTTTATCTCGTTGAATGAGTCTGAATCGCTGCACAAAGATGAGATCGAGCGGTGGGGCTCGCAGGGCTGCAATGCAAACTGGTGGATAGCCAGTTCGAACTTCGGAAGCCTCATACCTGCCAGGCTGCATTACTTGTGACAGTAAATCTGAAATCGGCTTGTGCCCCGCTGGTGTATTGGCTGCGTTGACGGCGACTATCTCTTCGACCGTTTTGCCGCGAACATCGGTACACCACATCTCGTCCTTCCAGTACCGAGGATCTGGCTTCTGCAGCCTACCGTCGTACCAGTGCTTGAATAATTCTCGATACCACTCTTTGTTTTGTGCGACAGCATACTGTTTCCGGTAGCGACTGGAGTGACATGTGAATACACAGATTTTTCCATACCGTTCTGTTTCCGTCGTCCACGCGAGCAAGTCATACGGACAGCCTTTCACCCGCATCGATTTGGAGTACACCGTCCCGGAATCACCGTTACGGTCTATTTTTTGCCGCATTCCGACGAATGCGTCAATGATGATTTGTGGGTAAAATTTTTCAGCGGGGACAAACGGGACTACGTTTGCATTCTCCGTATTTGTCTCGCTTCGAAGCGAATCTTCTAAATACTCTTTGCCGTCTCGGCAATAATATAAAAGTTTGTCTTGTTCGTAGGAAAATACAGCGAAAGTGCTATCGAACGCCGCGTTGTAATTTACGAGCCTCTCGTAAGTGTTTAAAAAAGTTTTTTCAAGTTTCACGCTAAACTATCCATGTAGTTGGACGAAAAAGATACCTCGTCAAATTTTGTTTGTGAATGAAAGGACGCAACTTTCAATGTTTTTTCTTCGAACATCGACAGCGTCAAATTTTTCGGAAAAAAACCGTCAAATTGAGCGTGAAATTCGTCAATGCGATCACGTAATCTATCCGTTAGCGATAATTCGGTAACACGTTCATCATTCACAGATTGTCGTTTGCAAATTTGTTTTGCAGTGTCTACGAACATCTGTTCAATCGCCAAAGTGACCCGCTTGCTATCGACATCTAGCTGGTTCGCTACATCGGCAAGCGGTACGAACTGATCGCCCAGGTGGTGGCGATAGGACAGATAGAACAAGATGGCAAATTGTCTCCACGTCGTTAGCTTCAATTTCACCGATAGGCGTTCAGATGCTAGTTGGTGATCTGTCACCCAGTCGTAGAGCATACTTTGGTCAAGCTGCGGAAACTGCTGATGTAATTTATTAAAAATCCGCAGCGCAGCGACTTCGTTGTCTTCAACGAATGCTTTCCACGATTCGGTTGTCATTTTTATTTTGTCGTTTTTGACTTCGAACATTTTTCCGGTGTAACTGCGCCTTCCTGCTCGGCGGCTGTAAGTTCGCAGGGATTGCATGAATTGTGATCGCGATACGTCATCGCCCGTCATCGCCAACGCATCCGCAATGGTGCAGCTCTTTGCATCATTACCGAACTTGTTCATTGCGCGGATGATCGCGTGCATGACGAAAAGATGCCGCATCATGAAGAGGCTTTCTGGACGCTCGACGAAAGTTCGAGCGATTGCGCTACATCGACGGTGTTGCCGACCGGATGCCATGTCGGCGCAGATTACTGCTGACGCATTCACTAGTCTTCGCCGCAGATATTTGTTTTTTTGATCACCTCTCGGATTTTCATTCGACGCTGCAGATCGACAACGTCGCGCAAGTGACGCTGATGGTACTTTGGGTCATCCATGACCATCTCAACCTGCTCGATGAAATCTTTAATGTCCCATCGCACGTCCGTTTCATCTTCAAATTCGCGAACGAGGGTCAGGGCTGTGTGGAGACGTTCCGTCTCCAGCGAGACCTGCTTGGTTTTTTCCCCGAGTACCCATTCTTTGAGGTCGATGCCGTAGAATTCGCAAAAGCGCATTCCCAGCTCCATGTCACGCGGCAAAGTGCCGTTAAGCCATCCAGTTGCTGCTGCTTTCGCGCATCCCAAGTCGCGTGATATTCGTGAAGCCCTCCCGTAGAGGGCGATACCAGATTCGTCGAAAAACTTAGCGAGCCATGCCGCCCGATCTTCTTTTTTCATAAAAAAACATCCATGAATTTGTTTGTGAAGCCTTAGCTCCAACTCGCAACCGTAACTCTCGAACATTCAGTAAATCAAGACGTTTTTCTGGATCTAATTTATGAGAGTTGCTGCGTTTTACGAATAAGTGAATCTAAACCCTTCATTTAAAAAATATTTAGGCGCTTAACAAATTAATAAAAATTTTTCAATAACGGGGGAACATCAATGCGTTAGCTGACCAAGAACACAACCTTTCTGTACCGATTTAACTATTTTTGTTGCAATTCATAAAATTCAGTTGCAATAATCTGGGCTCATTCCACGGAGAGGTCTATGATTTTTCGCACTACTCACCACGCCGACTACACCGTAATTCCTAACCGAACGCTTCAAGGCGGCTGCACAAAATCGAGAAAAGACGGGCTCACCCCAGAGGCACTAGGCGTCCTCGCTTATCTCCTCAGTCATCCGACAGATTGGCAAGTCACAAACGCTGCCATTGCTCAACATTTCGGTGTGACTACTGATCGAATCACAAAGATTACCAAATGCTTAGCGGCGGCAGGGTATATCCGCAGAGCGCCAGTACGGAAAGACGGAAAATTGCAAGCTTGGGACTGGGATGTTCTCGACCAGATCCCGGAGAACCTAGATCCGGAAAAACCAGATCTAGAAAATCAAGATCTAGAAATACCAGATCAAGAAAAGCGGGGTACAAAGAAAGTAATATTTGGACAAAGTAATATTAAAACAAAGACCGTTACCCTCTCCGAGGCGATTGGGCAGACACCAGCTGGTGTTCCACGGGACGCATTCGCAACCTGGATTCAATACCGTATTGGTCGTGGACACACGATAGGCAAGCAAAAACTCACGCTCGCAATCAATCAATTCAAGACTCTGAAAGATGCCGGTCTCCAAGACTGGGACCGGGCGGTCAAGATTGCCACCGACGCCAATTGGCAAAGCATTAGCCCAGAATACAGCGGGATCAAGCAGCTTTGCGGCTCCAGAGCAACGAGCCCCGATATCCTGAGCCGGGTGAAGTGAGTATGGAGATACGTGCCCTCAAGGAGCGCCTCGCTCCGCATGCTGAATCTCTCTGCACGGAATTGTTTCCCGAAGGGCGTATCGAGGGCGGCTCTTTCAAGCTTGGGAACATCAAGGGTGACAGGGGCAGATCCCTCTCAGTGATCCTTCACGGTGACATGGCTGGACGATGGACCGATTTCGAGGCGGATGAGACGGGAGACCTGATCGATCTCATTTGCCACCGGCATCAGAAGTCTGTCGTAGAGGCGATGTCATGGGCACAGGAACGATTTGGCATTACTGACAGCAGCGCTTCAAAGATTCGAAGCCCCGTCCCCCAGAAATATTCGAAACCTGTCCCCCCGCCCCAAACTACCACGCCAGC